GGCTTATTTTATTTTTAAATTTGCCTTCTGTTTTTGCAGCAGCACCCGAACCGGTCTGTTGATAACGCGGATTGTTCTTCCGCGGCGCTGATGGTGGTAGCTGCTTACCCAGGTTATTTAGTTTTCCTTCTACGTCTTTGACCGGTGAGGGTGACTTCATCGTCGCACTTTGGGACCCCTGGGGCGGACAGCTTTCGCTGCCCGCCCCTAGCCCCCACACCCCACGCTCAACGCGTGTGGGCCCGGGGGGCTGCGGCTTTCGCCGACTTTTTGCACACCTAGAATTTAATAAACTCCCCCGGTGTGCGAGGAGAGTCTACGATGCTGGCCCAAGATAAGCGAGCTCCAACGAGGAAATACCGCAACCCACAGCGTTTTGAAAATTCGCCGTGGAGGTGGACACACTGTTGTAAGTGCGCACACCAAGACCGATCATCAGTGAATCACCGAGATCGATGTTGATATCCCATTCTCCCCTAGCCTCCAAATCGGTGGCTGGGTTCGGGTCGGAGACAGCTGTCCCAGTGAATCCCCTGTGAGAAATCGGAATGACTCCGATCTCAGTTAGAGAACTCCCAAGATTGCTATCGCTAATTAGGGTTACTGCAAGTTCGTAACTCGCGCCAGTTGCGGTCCTCCGAAACGGTGCCATTGCGAACAACTTAAGGTCTTCAAAATTACCATTAAGTGCCGCTCTGAGACGGTAACGGCCTCCAAGCAAACATTTCATTGTCGTAAGACTATTTCCTGAGTGCTTGAATTGATAGCCGCCGAAGGACAGGTCGAGAGCCGGGATGGTGGCGTTCACTCTCTGGAAGAGAGGAGCTCCCTGTTCAGATAGGGCTGCGCTAACAGCAGGATGCCAAGGATTAAAGCAGTTTACACTACAATTCTCCACGGATCCAGCCGCAGACGGCGAGTAAGTGATCCTCCAAACGGGTTGAACCGGGTCGTACGTGATGTTCGGCACAGTTGTGGACGTTGAAGACTGGGGATTGAAAAACCTCACAGTATAATACACTTCGATGAAACCAAGCTTAGCCAAATCAGTGCAACCATTGGTCGCAAAGAAAACTTTACCTGCATCGTAACTCGGATAACCGACTACGGCTCCTTTCCTAGTAAGGCGAGCGCCACGGGCGAGATTCGAGACATCGAAACTTAGATCCTTATGGACAGTGCCCATTACAGATTTCATATTCCTAAGCTCTTGCAAACTCCCGGGCACAGATCCAACCGGATTCGGCTCGTAACCAAATGCAACAAGTCCAGGTTCCAAGGTGGAACAGGAAGACCGATACACAAATTTCAGATGCTTTATCTCGTAGTTGTCGAAATTGTTTCCAATCTGCGGCAGCCACTGCCCCAACGGCGAACCATTGGAGTAGACTGAGATACCGGGCTGAACAGCCCATTGGCTAAAAACGCCAAACGAGGAAGTCCCCGTGACATTGATGCCGTAAGTCTCTGAGTGAGTGACGATCGTCCCCGTCTTATCCGAGTGGGTCGAAGGGTTGCGATTGCCGGCTTGAAAGTTGACCGAAATGGGGTTACCCATCGAGATCTTCTTAGCCTTGCTACGCTTCTTCTTCTTGCCTACGGCCTTGACTGGCTCGAGCACTACCATTGTAGCCTTTGTTTTAGAGGTGGCTACTCCCCTGTTCGCTGACTTCGTCATGCCCGGCCACGGCCCCGAGCAACAATCTTCTGCCGTTTACAAAATCAACGAAGCGCTGCGCGAGCACACGATCAGGATGGTGTTGAACCTCCTTCAACCAGTTAAGGTCGGTGCCGCTGTCGATGAGCTTGGACCTGGACGCCTCAAAAAGCATCCGTTCCCACTCACTCAACCAGCATTTCCATTGGCCGTCGACATCCTTCTCAAAAGAATGTGAGCAAAAGACAAGTCTTTCCTTCGACATCTGGGCGACGTCTCTGACGGGAACACCAATCGCAGCGTAAGCCGCGGTCAATAGCTCCTTACAAAGCTGAGTCCACTCGTGGCAGTCGTCACCCGCGGTGTTAGCCACGGAGCCGACGCAAAAAGCAACTCCCTTCCTGCCAATCCCGTTAGAGGTGGTGGTTAAGAGGTTACCAGAGCGCTGGACCTTTTTGTCTAGGAAAATCAACAACTTGCCACCGTCAGTTATGGC